CAAGACAATGTAGAGGATTTTTGTTATTCCATATATCTATAGCATCTAAAATGGATTCTGTATTCATAATATTGCAAATAATATGTTTACTTTTAGGATATCCATTGGCATATAAATTTCCATTGTAGTCAACTTCCATCTTGCACATAACCGCAGGATCTTTTTCAGTCTTACACAGATATTCTGCAAACGGACAGTATGAATTTCGATGTGATACACCAATTTTACCTACTTTAAATTCTTCAATTCTTCCAATACCTATTTCTTTTCCTCTACCTGTTCGCAGAACCACGTTTCCCCCTGTTTCAACAGCTATTAATGATACTTTATGAAAGTTTAACTCTATAGCTTTCTTATATAAAACATTTACATTCATGTTATGGTATTTATCATGTGATAAATGAACATTTACGTGCATTCTAGCACAT